GACCACGGCCACGCCGAAGTCGGTATCTGCGCCGTCGATCTTGAAGCGGATCTTGGCCGAACCGCACATCGCGGCGGAAACCGTCTCGATGCTGTTGCCGTGATCGACTTCCTTCTCCGACCAGTCGTAGAAGTAGTCGGATGCCGACTTGCCGTAAGCCTTGGCCAGCGCCTGCGCACCGACGATGATGGCGCGATCCACCGGTTGCGCGGTTTGCACCGTGCTTTCGGTGTAGGTCATGCCATCGGCGCCGCCCGTGTCAGTCACCACGTTGTCGCCAGCCCCGAAGCGGATCGCGTAACGGTTCATGCGCTTGATGAGCACGCCGTTCCACATGATCGTTTCGTAGGCATCGAACAGCGGATGCTTGAGGCCGCCACTCTTGCGCTCGAAAGCGTACTGCACCGCCTGCCGCCAGGTAGTCTGGCTGGTACGGCTTTGCAGGTAGAGCCACTGGCGCTCGGTGACGAACATCACCCAAAGCGGGTCGTTCCATGCGCGGTCGTCGCCCTTGATCTTGACCGACTGCATGACCACGGGGGATTCACGCAGTTGGGCCACGATGCGGTCGATGTCCTGCAAGGTCAGCGCGTCGTTGGTGCCGATGTCGGCAGGGTTGGTGGCGTCGTTGGCCGCGAAGTAGCGGTTCTTGGTCGGTGCCTTGACGGTATTGACCATGATCTCGCTGAAATCGCCATCGGATTGCAGCGGCACCACCCAATCGGAGGTCTGCTGCGAACCACGGGCACCGGCCAGATGCACCAGCGCGGTCTGATCTTCCAGACGCTGCATCCATGCCTGGAGGCCAGCCATGGAGATGTTGCGCAGGTTATGCACCGTGCGCTTCTGGGTCATGCGACCACCGGAGTCAGCACCGCCACGCACCTGGTCGATGCGCACGTCCATGCTGGAGTAGGTGAGCTGCATCATGCGGCCTTCGATGCGCTTGTCGCCCATCACCGGCTTGCCTTGCAGGATGTTGAAAAGGTCGATGGAGACGGTATCGCCCGCGCCCTTGGCCAGATCGCCCGCCTTGACGATAGGGTAGTCCGGGGAGGTCTGGCCCTTGGTCTTGGCAGCGAACGAACCTTCCTTCGGCATTTCCCCGGAAATCAGGTTCATGAAGCCGGGGGAGTGTTGCACACGGGTGAACAGGCCCACCGAGTAGATTTTCCGCGCAAGGGCGGAACCGACTGGGATGTTGGTAGACATTTCGTTTTGTCCTCGTTACAGGTTAAAGGGATCGGAAGTACGCATCCATTTCGTCAGCATTCATGCTGGAGAACTTCTCGGCCAGTTGCTGATGCGTGAGTTGCTCGGCGGCCTCGCGTTCGTCCTGCGCTGCATGCTGTCCTGCCGGGAACTCGGAAAGGGAAGTCGGCACATTCGTGCGACTGGCCTTGGCGGCTTGCTCTGCCTTGACCTTTGCTGCCTTTGCCAAATCCTCGGCGCTTGGTGAAGCCTTCTGGGTGCTGCCCGGTACGTCGATAGGCCCAATGGCGCTTTCCACCATCTCCGCGACCTTGGCGAAGCGTTCATTCAGAGGCTTGTTCGCCCAGGCGCTTTGTGTCCGCAAGGTCGCATCGAACTGTTTGGCCAGTTCAAACGCCTCCTTGTTGGTCGCCTGGATGTGCGCCAGCTTCGGCACCGAGTCGATGGCGTCCTGCACGCTCTCGGCGGCAGTTCGTTCGCGTTCGGCTTCGACGTTGCGCACACTTTCCTCGACGGGCTGCAATTTGGTTTCCAGCGCCTTGGCTGCTGCCATGGACGCCATCACCGCCTTATAGACTGTCGGGAAGTCCTCTTTCAGTGCTTCCAGATCTTCGGCTGATAGATCGCTCACAGTTGGCTGTTGCGGGTCGGTGCGGGCGCCTTCACCATTGTTCGCCCCTTGATTGCCAGACTTCAACTGCGCCTCAAGCGCGGTGACACGTTCTGTCGCTTCACGGGCGATCTGCTCTGCCCGCGATGCGCGGTCGCGCTCGCTCTTGAGTACCGAGTACGGAATGACATGCTTTCCGTCCTTGGTGGCGACACCAGCGGCGTCAGCCTCGTTGTCGGTCTGGCCCTGCTCGGCCTTCTGCTGTTCCTTCGATGCCGGATCGTCGTTGTTCTGCCCTTTGTCCTCGTCCTTCGGCGCCGGCTCGGGGTCTTTCGTTGCGGCTGCGGCTGGCTCGGCGCCAGACTCAAGCTGCTCAAAGACCTTCTGCAAGTCCTCTGGGTTGTCGGATAAGTTGTTCAGATCAAGTTCGATGGCCATTTGCTTCACTCCACGTATCGCGTTGGTTTGCGGGTTCCGATAGACGCCAATGACCCATGACGGGGAACAGCCTATCGTGTTGGTTAATATAGGGTCATCAGAGCAATTCGACTCGCAGGCGTAAATCCTTGGCGATCTCGCGTTTCGCAGCCAAATAGGCTTGATTCGCCTGCTCTGGTGTGTCGAACAGGCCAAGGTATTTGTCCTTGCCGTTGATCTTCACGCGGGAAATCCACTTGCCGCTTGGTTTGTGGAAGCTGGCGCCAAGCATGGCCTTACGCGCACCGGCAAGGCGTGTCTGTTGGTTGTTGGCGTTCTGCATGCCAGTCACTACGCGCAGGTTTTCAATGCGGTTGTCGCTTCGATTTCCGTTTATGTGGTCAATCACCATGCTGTCATCTATGGGGCCATGCACGAATATCCATGCCAGCCGGTGTGCGAGATGATCCACGTGGTCAATCGAGATGCGGATGTAGCCTTTCGGGTGCTTCGTGCCTGCTACCGTACCGACTCTTGCCCTGCCTCTGCGCTTCATGCGCCAAGTGAATACGCCAGTCTCGGTGCAGTAGTTCAGCAGTTCCCGTACTCGATCCTGAAAGTTCATTTTTCCTCACTCCGAAACGATATGTTGAGATTTTATCGCGGTTGCGGAAATAGGCAACAGGCAAAAAAAAGCCCGCCGAAGCGGGCAATTCGCCGGGAGGGTGGCGGTCAGGCAAGAAAACGGAGCTTGTAGAGGGTGCTCATGTACAGCGCCTCGATCTCGTCGATGATGTTCTGCAAAGCCGATTCATCACGGGGGATAGCCTCGTACCGCTGCTCGTGGATCCACTCCAGTTGCGCGGCCAGGTTGTCGACAATGGCCATCTCGGCGTCGTGCGCGGCCAGCGGAATGTCCAGCAGCTTGGCGTAGCGCCCTTGCCACGACTCGGCCAGGCTGTCGGCCAGATCAACGATGCCGGTGTAGAAGCCACCCAGCGCCATGTGCTGCGCGTAGCTGCGGGTTTTCAGGTGCTCGCGGTGGGTGATGTCACGCGCCAGCAGCAGTGTGGCGATGAGCATCCCGGTCTTGTCGGCGCTGCTCATGTCAGACTTCCCCGACGATTCCAGTTGCGGTCGTGCCGGTGGCCCAGACACGCGAGACGCGCAGCGGGTGGCGGCCTACGGCCAGCGCCGGATATGTCACCACGGAACCGTCCAGCATGGTAGCTTTCAAGGCGCCCGCCGTGCCCACGTACAGGCTCAAGGTCGGTTCGGTCAGATCGGTGGCATCGTTCGGGGTGATGGCGAAAGCGCCGGTCACGGGGCTGGCCACGTGAATTGGCGTGGTCTTGTGGCGATTCTTGATGGTGCTGGACATGATGGCTCCTTACTGGATGGCTGGGGCTTGGACGGCGACTTGCGGCGTGCGCACCACGGGGTTGAACTTGGCGGCCTGTGCCTGTCCTGCGACACGCTCGGCCTCGGCATTGAGCTTGCGGATACGGGCGGCACGCTCGGCGGCATCGAGAACGAACAGCTTTTGCTGCTGCGCCTGCTGTGCTTGCGCGGCTTCGGCCTGTGCCTGCATGGCGGCCTGCTGCTGCTCTGGGTCTTGGATACCCACGGCGGCTCGCAGTCGCTCGGCCAGTTCGTGCCGCTTGGGCATGTCGGTCGCCTCGATGACGAAATCCACCACGAAGCCCTGCAACTGCGGCGGCAGGCTCTTAGTGATCTCGGTCAGCATCTGCAACTGCTGCATGCGGTAGGTCGGCGTGCTCGGGATGTCGTCCAGCACCACCTTGGCCTTGACCTTGGCCACGTCGTTCAGGGTGAATGGCTGGCCGGTCTGCTCGTCTATGGTCGGCTGGTTCAGTGGGATGACCTTCTTGCTCTTGCCTTCGCCCACGATGACGCGGGACGGGCCTTGCATCAGGTTCTGCTTGACCAACTCAAACAGCATTTCACCCACCAGACGGCGGGCGTAGCGGTAGTTGTCGTTGATCTCGGCCAGGGTGTTCAAGCCCTGCTCCACCAGCGAATTGATGGCCAGACCGGAGGTTGCCCCGGACTGCTGGCCCATCATCGTCTTGTGGATGCCGGAGGCCTCGGCAATCTCTTGCTTGCCCTCCTGCATCGCCTGGAACTGCTGCGATGCCAGTTCGCCACCCGGATCGACACGGAACTGGCTGGTCGGTTTGCGGTTGGCGTTGAGGATGATGTAGGCGTCAGGGCGGGCGACTTCGCCAGCGGCCTTGTTGTGGTCGATGACGGCATCCGAATCCGTCACCACGCGGCGGCTGTTCAGACTCCACAGCATCTTGGACTTGCGGGCGTTGATCTCGTCCTGCGGCGAAATCATGGCGCGGATCAAGCCGTAGGGCACGTTGGTCAGATCCTCCCGGTAGCCGAAGAACGGAACGTAGGGGAACTGGTTGTGCTTGTACGGGCTGGGCACGTCGTAGAGGAAGTGCGGGCCGGTGTACCACGCCAGACGCACCTTCTGGAACGTCGCCTGCTTCACCTTTGCGATGCCGGAGACGATGGCCTCGTTGTGGCGCGGGTTGTTGAAATCGACCTCCATGGTCGTGCCGTTGGGCAGCGTCATGATATAGCCGCGCACCCACTTGCGATACCAGATCTCGTAGAGGCAGATGCGCATGCGCTGGATGTCGCGCCAATCCACGGCGGCAATGCGCGTGTCGCGTTCGATTTCCCACGACTGCACCAGGCGCGAGTCCTGCTCCAGCAGTGGGTCGAAGCCTGCCCAGCCACCGGTCGTCATGCGGAACAGCGTGGCGTACTGCGGCATCAGCGCAATGGCGTGCTCCAGTTCGAGCCAGCGGCGGCGTACCAGATAGCGGGCGTCGGACAGGTCGGGCTGCTCGGCCCGCCAGTCCCAGAAGATTTCACGGCGATGCACGTACTTGACGCGGTACGGGCACTTGAATGGGTCGTGCTCGCGTGCCACTTCCACCCATCCCAGCCCTGCTTTGCATTGGGCGGCGTAGGCGTCGGACACGGCGCGGTCGGCGCGCGACTCGATCTCTGCATGCTTGAGCTTGAGCGACAGCGCCTCGGCCAGATCGTCGTCGCATTCCTCGTCGTCCTCTGGCCGCACGCGCCAGTCGGTGCGCGTCTTGGCCTCCATGCCCAGCACGGTGTCGATGGTCGGCTTGATGAGGTTGGCGATCAGCGGCGGCTGGCCACGATCCTTGAGCTTCTCGACGGTTTCTGGTGAAAGCTGGTTGCCGTCGTAGTAGTCGGCGGCCCGGTCTGCTTCGCGGCGCCAGTGGGGCTGGTGCTTGATCTCGCGCAGGAACATTTCGACCTGGGCGCGGGGCAGTGCGGTGTCGGTCAGATCGTCAGGGATGGCGTTCGGCCCGCCGTCGTCGGTGGGTGCCTCACCCATGACGACATTGCCACGGGGCTTCTGGTCGTGCTGAAAGCGTTGCGGCATCGTTGGCCCGCCCGCGTTGGCACCTGGATAGCCCGCGTAATCGCGGTCAATCGCCTCGTTGTTCAGTTGAATGTCGCCGATTGGCATAGAAATCCCGTCCGGTTATGCTTTGCCCCTAGAGTATTGTGGGCACGGCCCAGCAATTCGACGGCAGACAAAGAAAAGGGTGAATCATGATGAAAAGCGGTGTTGTTGCAGCAATGGTGCTGGCGCTTGTGGGTTGCGCCACGCCAACCACAGGCGTTGTGCCACGTGGCGAAGGCTTGGCCACGGTCACACATCAGGGAGGCGGCTTCTGGGTGACGACCGATTCGCTGAAAGCGGCTGCGATACAGGAGGCTGACGCCCACTGCCAGCGCAGCGGCAAGCATGCGAAGGTGGTACACACCAAGGAAATCCCGGCAGGCGCGGCGGGACGCTGGCCCGAGTCCGAAGTCCTGTTCCGCTGCGAGTGAATCAACCGGCACGCCAGTCATAGTCCCTCCGGTGATTGAGTGCCTGCTTGTGCGGGTCGGGTGGTGTGACGGCGTAGCGCAGCATCATGTAGCCGTAGCGCGTGGCAGCCATCAGGTCGTCCTGCAACTTGACGACCTTGCCATCCTTGCGGTGGTACAGGCGGAATTCCTCGAACCAATCGCCCAGGCTGGCGAACACACGGATGCGCATCGGCTTCTCATGGCTGCGCCCTGCCCGGTTCAGTAGCTCCTGCTGGCGGGCGTATTCGGCTGGGTCGTTGGCCTTGAAGCCCTGGAGCATGGATTGCAAGCCGGCCTCCACGGATACCCGGCTGATCTTGTTGCCCGACTCGTCGCCCGTCTCGGGGAACTGCGCGTGCTCGTGCAGCATATTGACGCCAGCCTGCCGGTACTGTTCAGCCAATTGGAAGCCCGTGCCCTTCTCGTGTTGCAGGCCGTCCGCTGGCCACGCCACGGGAATCCATGGGCCGAAGGACAGGATGCCGGGGGCGAACTCGGCGGCGGTGTGCTCGCGTTCGCGCAGCGCGGCGTAGATGTACAGGATGTGCTCGTCTCGATCCCATGCCAGCCATGCGGCTGCGCTCGGGTGATCCCAGCCGAAGTCCATGCCCGCGATGCGTGGCCACAGGTCGGGCAACTGGAAGTCTGGCACCGTGATGAGCGACTCGGCCACCGGGAACACGCGCCCGCTGCCCAGAATCGGGATGCCCTTGGCGCGAGCCTCGCGTTCGTGCTCTGGGTAGCTGTTCACAATCCGGTCGCGTTCTTCCTTCGAGTAGTGATCCACGTCGTCGATGGTCATGTTCGTGTCAGATCGGTCGGCGGTCGGGTTCTGGAGGAACATGCGCACCACTTCCGACATGCCCAGCAGCGGCGTGAAGGTGATCCAGACAATGCCCTTGGTCGCGTTGGTGCGGGTCAAGACCTCGGTGTAGATGTCCAGCGGCGGTTCCTCGTCCAGTGCGGCGAAGTCCAGCGTCTCGCCCTGGAGCTTGGATCGGCCCTTCTCGTAGGACTTGAAGTACAGGCGCGACACGCCACCGGACACGTGGCGCACGAAGATGCAATCGACCGAATCGGCAATGCCTTGCGCCCGCTTGATGTCGAGGATCGAGGCTTGCGGAATGGTGCCGGTGCCCCACTCACTTGGACGA